AATGAACGGAAACAAAACAAAGTGTGTCATACCACCACAAAAAGAAACGGAACACACCATTACAGCACATTCCGTTCCTTTCCGTGTATTTCGTTTCACGTGAAACAGTTTTAAATCAATTCAATATCATACGTATATGATAGAGTTAAAAGAACCTTGTATAATTCATCTGGTTCACCCTTGATAAAATGCCTTTTACCGTTCCATTGTAAATTATAAGATTCACGCACCACACGTTCAACAGACGGCGAGAGCTTGACAAAAAATAAAGAACCCGGGGCAATAGATATTTTAATCATTATAAACACTCCTTTTTCTTTTATTATATCAAAAAAGCATTTATCAGAAAACCAACATAAATAAATCTTCACATTCTTCAAAAAACATTAATTCAATTTTTTTCAAAATCTGCTGGAGCTTAATATGTTTCTGAATCATATCCGCATCCGTATCAATACCGATATTACCTTTTCTGATAACTTCCATTGATTCGCTCATTTTATCATTCTTATATGCTCTGGTATTGGTGTCCGCAGTTGTGAATTCTTCACTGTTGAAAGTGGTTTTTGCTGTTGCTTCTTCTTTTGATGTTCCGGAGCTTTCGGAAGATGAAATTTGTTTTTCGTTTCCGGTTGTTTCGGAAGTTCCGGACGTTGTTTCAGAAGTTTCTGTTGTTCCGTTTTCGGAAGTTGTTCCGGAGCTTTCTCCCGATTTACTTTCGGAAGATTCGGAAGTGTTATCCGTTGTTTTTGTTCCGCTTGTTTCGGCTGTATCGTGGTCGAGTTTGGTTAAATATTTACCGTCATTTAATGATAACTTACCTTGTGGCGTATCGTGGTGGCGTTTTTGTTCTTCCACATTTCCGGAGCTTTCTTCATTAACTGAACCGGAAGTATTTATCGTTCCACTTTCGGAAGATGTTCCAGAAGTTGAACCGGTTTTATTTGTTTCAGCCGTTCCGGAGGTTGTTCCAGAAGTTGAACCGTTTTCCGTTCTGTCTGTGTTTGATGATCCGGAAGTGTTTCCCGTTGTTTGTCCGTTGCGGTTTTCTTCACTTTCGGAAGTTTGAGAATCAGCCGTTTGTCCTACGGAAGAAGAAACGCCAGAAGATTTACCCGTATTTTCCCGGTTTATTGTGGTTGTTTCCTTCAATGAGTAGTTATCTAAAACGCTATATTCTATCTGGTTCACTTTGAACAATTCGTTGTAATACGGAAACACAGTCAACATTTTTGTTTCAAGCTCAAATAAAAAACGGTCTATCGTTTCAACGCCTATTTCACGGAAATAAAAATTACGTATAAATGCTTTTTCAAAGTCAGGGCGTTTCTTTTCATCATAAAAAGGATAGTCAAAGTTAAAAATATTTCTATGTTTAACAATTTCCCTTAATTCAATCGTGTATTTCGCCATTATGCACCCTCCCTTTCAGATTGGAAGTTGCTTTCAGGTATCCACAAATTTTTTAAATCGTCTACACGTTGGGAAACACTGATTTCTTTTCCGAACACCCTTTTAAAATCTTCACACGCTTTTAGCCTACAAGAAAGCCCGGTTAATGCTTGAATGTCTATCTGTTCATTATTAGAATTAACCTCTGCAACAATAACCCTTTCTTTCTTTCTGTCAGAAGGGTTTGTGTTAAGTCCTAAAAATTCTAATGCCTCGTTCCACGTGTTTCTAAATTCTTCCCTGAGCTTGTCAGCAACAAAGGGAGCACCCGTTGTTATTGCTTCAATGGGGTTGTTTTGCATCGTTTTTGAAGTAACGATAGCCGGTTTGTCTCCTTCGTATTGCTCATAAATTGTTTTTAATGATAACTCTGTTTTTTTATCGCAACGCAGAAGGATTGGTGTTTTTTGAGCTTCAATATTTATTTGAATTGCTAACTGAATCCGAGCTAAACGTTCAGCAAAAATAACCAGAGTTGAATCTGTTGATTTTTTGATTCTGTTATTAAACACGATAACGCACTCGTCAGCGTTAAATTCCTCAGAATAACCGGTTGAATATGCTGTATATCTTATAGGTTCGTTGTAAACATTTAAATCACCGCTGGGGTTTGCTTTCAGATTCAAAAAACCGAGGTTTTTATCATTAACAAAAACCGCTTGACCGTTGTGAAAGAGTGTATTTTCTAAAAAAAGCTCGTTACACGTTTCGGGAAGTCCCTCCCATTTATAAATAGAAAGAGCTATATTTTTTAAACGTGAATAAATATCATTAAAAATAAGGCTTCGCCTAATATTAAATTTCTTTCCCATAATTCACCCTCCTTTATTCATTTATAGGTGTGTTGTCCACGTTATAATTCCCAATAATCGCACCCGTTCCGTCTGAGTTTCTACGCCAGAATGTAACACCATTATTAAACACGGCTTTAATTCGGTTTATATCATCATTCGGAATTCCTTTCTGAGTGAAGATATTGCTGCCTATTGTTTTCGTGTAGGTGAAATATTTTCGTGCGTGAATGTTCGGGATTTTAACTCTGTTGGTTTGGTAACCATACATTGTAAAATAATCGTCAATCATTTTAATTTGATGATTTTTCAAATATTGAATCTGAAAATCAAAACGATTTTTTCCAACTGCAGTTAAAAGGTTGTTGTTTGGTCTACCACTTTGGAATTTGTCAGCCTCTTTCTTTGCAGTCTCAGAAGCCTTAATCACGTTGAATATATCAGAAGCACCATTTGCTATTAGACCAACGCCAACACCAGCACCAACACCAGAAGAAGCCAACGTAACTGCACCACCGGCTATCATCTTTCCAAGTCCTATTACTGTATTTGATGTATTTGAAAATTGGTTTTTTGCCAACCATAATTTATAGGTATCACAATTAAACGAACACTGAGGGAGACCGGTTATTTGCACAGCATAATCCACATTTTCCGCAACGCCTTTATAATTCAAAGGAACACACATTAAAGAAGGAGAAGCGGATATATCAGCATATATTTTAAACGTTGCATTTTCGGGTACTGTAAAATCTTCAATGGTAAATTCTACATTATCTCCAGAATGGTTAGTTACGTTTAATTTAAAAAAGGGTGAAGTCCATAGCTTGTTATTTTTTGGCACATACCCGTCCGGTCGTTTTTTCAGTCCATCAGAATAAAAGTTAAAAGAAACCTCCGCTTTAACGGGTGTACTTGAACCACGCAACCAGCCTTGTCTTTCTTCTAACTGTTCTGGGGTATAACCTACGGGAAGAGATGAAACAGAAAATTTAGGTAAAACTGTTATAAAAACAATTCCGTCTGGGTCTTCGCTATTGTCTGTGTAGTCTTTTAGAAATTGCATCATTAACCGTTCTTCTGAAAAGAAGAAAAATTCCAAACCCTGATAGATTCCGGATTGTTTTCTACCCATTTTATTTTTATCCAGATCATTCATTTGAGCATCATAAAATTTAGTAACACCAACCAAATATCCCCATTCGCTGAAATATTCGTTATAGTTCTTCCAAGCTGAATCCTCCAGAACATCAAGTCCTATATCTGTATTTTTCCCAATTTCACGATAAAGAAAATCATTAAAATTGAAACTTTCGGGGGTTAAATGTTCCCCGATTTTATCAGAATCAGAATGTTCACGTTCAACAAAAGACGGGTTTAAATAAAAGTCAAATAACCACGTTTGTATAACATCTGTTTCAAAAACGAGTTCAGTACAATCTTCATTTATATACACCTTTTTAGTGATAAAGGCGTAAATCCATTTATCTCCTATATTTTCATTTTTGAACCGCATATAATTTATAGAAGCGTATTTATCAATATTCCCGTCCACATATACAGAAGTTTGTAGACTACCGCCCGGAAGAATATTCCGGACGGTAGTATAATCTGAAAGTGTTTTGACGGGGTTTGAAAAATAAGCGTTCTGTGTATGTATGCTGTCAAAATAATATTGATGTTGATAGGCTGAATCAATATTTTCATTAAATAATTGAATTGTAGACGAAGGGGAGAACGCCATATTTAACCTCCTTAAATTTGCTTATTAAGAAACGGATATACCGTTGAGGAATGAACCAGAATAAACGCCGTTTGATTTTTCTGTATCACTTGAAAAACTTGAAAAATTCCCGAAAAAGTGAGAGCTTAGAACACGTATGCCTCTATTTGTTAGACCGGTATCACCGTGATAGATAACTCGCCCACCCGTTCCGCTTACATCACAATTACGCATAAAGATAATACCGTTTTCATTTCCACGCCTTGATATAATAGAAGATGAAGCTCCTATACGTGTTTCGGAAATAAGAGTATACATTTTTGTTCCGGGTGAAGAAGAATATAAAAAGGCGTTACAAAGCACATCACAGCCCACTACTTTCGTTTCCGAATTGTAAGGGCATAAGAATGTTCCTTCGACTTGAATCCTACATCTTTCAAAATGGACTTTTTTTGTTGCTTCGCGATCAAGATAAAAATTGGCAGCACCTGAGTAAATGTTGCAGTCAATCATTTTTAACGTTTTGAAAATTGAACAACAATATGAAGGGGTAGTAAAGGTTTTTCCGTCTGCTGCAGTTTCATTTGTTAAATACCTATCGAAAATTTGTTCAAAATTAACATTGTAAAAACTAACCTCTGCAGATTCATTACCGCTATAAAGGAATGCACCTTCTGCTGTTAAATTTCTAACCGTTAAAGTTGTTGGCTGAGTAATATCTGAACCGGTTAAAGCGGTATAATGGGCAATAATGCAAGAGTATGTAGTGTCCAGAGGTTTTACAACAGCATTTTCGATAGTAACATCTTCACACGCAACCGAGATATAAAAGGCGTGATTTCCAGCACCGATTTCAACACGTGGAACAATGTCAATATTTTTCATTGTCGCATTTTTAAGACCGGAAGCGTAAATACCCATATGCCCTTGAATGGATTTCCAACCGTCAATCACAACATTATTAACGCCATAACCCTCCGAATCACGCACCAGCCAATAATCACCGGTACACGCTGAAAAGGAATTCCTTTTGAAAGTTAAATCATTTGAAGCTGTTGCAAAAATACCAAGTCTGTTTGATCCGGTTGTTTTTATATCACCGTGCCCGGCTGGTGGGGTAACGTTGTTTTCAGCTTCTTCACATACAAAGTCAATCCCGGAAATTTCAACATCTGAGCAGTTAATTAAATGGAAAATAGAATGTTGCTCAGGTGTTGCGGAAGCCTTGATTTTTGCACCGTTGCCTAAAATTTTAATGTGATGTTTATTTATAAGCTGTATTGCTTCCGCACCCACGTTATAAGTATAATCACCAAGATAAAGGGTATAACCCTCGGTCATTTTTTCAATACAACGATTAAGGGAAGGCACATCGATTTCCACAGAATCCACACCACCAGCGATTTCTTCACCGCTTATCATTTGAGGGGTGATTACTTTTAATTTCGGCAAACTTGCGTTGTCAAGATAACGCACATCATCTTCCAACATTTTTATATCATTGTTGATTGAGTTAAACACTTCCCCGAAAAGCTCAGTTATCTCACCCGTTTCTTTCATACCGTCTATAACTTCAATAACGGATGTTTTCAAGTTTGTTTTAAGATACAAAACTGCATCATTTATCATTGAATCTTGACCGTCAAGACGGGCGTTAATGGTGTCTACCCATTCTGTTTTAAATGCTTCAATTTGGGCATTTATCGAATTAACGAACACATTATAATCACCGTTGAATTTTGATTCCATATCAACGAGTTTTTTATTTATTGAGGTGCAATAATCGTTAAAAGATTGTTCATAGGTTGCATTATAATTTTCAAGGCGTGATTCAACTGCATCACGGAAAGAATCATAAGTTCCGTTCAGCTCAGTTTTATAAGTGTTTAAATCAGCTTGAAAATTTGTATAATTTTCCTGAATCTGATTTCTACAATCGTCTGAAAGAGTGGTATAGTCTGATTTAACAGTTTCTTTGAAAAGTTCAAAATCAGCGTTTAATGTTCCTTCAAAAACGTTTATTTCGTTCTTAACATCTGCCAAAAAGGTTGAAAAAGAAGAAGCAAACGTATTTTTAAATAAAACGTTGTCTGCAGTTAGCTTTTTACCTAAACAAGTCATTTTATCGTCAAGGCGTTTTTCAAACTTTAAAACCCTATCAATAGTTTCACGCATAGCACGTGCGGTTTGTTCCACTTGTTCCGTCAACGTGTAATGGGGTTTAGGACAATGACCGGGCTTTTCTGGGGGTGGTGGCATTGACGGTTGACCGTCCATTTCACAACCGGTTAAGTATTTGCCAATTTCAAAATCGAACATAATATATAGCTCCTTTCATATAAAGGGAAGGTTTCGCCCTTCCCCTTGAATTTTAAAAATTTATTCTGTTGGTTCAAAAGTGAAAGCCATAGCGTTAGCGAAAAGTGAAAGGCTATACGTTTGCCAGTGGTGGAGCATAAAGTTATCGTATAACCCCTCTCCATTGTGGAAACTTTCCATTTGTTTAAGGTTTTCGTAAACACGCACAAAACTTTCATCGCAAAGAATAGCACCACAGTTTGAAGCACTTCCGAATGTGTCAACGGAAAGCGTTCTTTGTTCAAGGTCTGTATATGAAACGTTGAACGCCTGAGCCAACAATTCAACATCAACGTCAACGGCAACATCATCACGGAGAAGAAGTATCTGCTTTTCTTTTGGTGTCCACGTGATAACGGGTTTTGAATCCTTGTCCTTGTTTAACTCAAAATAGTTATTGTAAAGTGTGCTGGGTTTTTCCATACCCTTCCCAACGGTTTTGATAGCTTTAACAAAACTTTTAGCGTTGTCCTTTGAACCAAGTGTTCCAACGGAAACTGTTTTAATCATTTCACCCGTTACGGCTGAACCGAAAAGTTCTTTCATTAACATAAACTCGTCATAGTTATCACCAGAATAAAGGGTGTTCACAATAGAATCCAAAAGTTCTTGAAGCCCAGCGAATGACTGAAACGCCCCCATAAGCTGAGACTTAGAAATTGTAACCTTATACTTACCTTTTCTATTCATAGTGTGATAAATGGTTTTTGTATCAGGAATTTCACGATTTAAAAGGGTTGCACCCGTTGGGTCAAATCCAAGGTCGGTTGCTGGGTTGGTATAAATTTCTTCGATATTTCTACCGTAAGGCACAGAACCTTTTTTAAGTACTGAAAGTGGGTTTTTGAAAGTTCTTGACCATACAATCGTTAATGCAACTTTGTTTATTAACGATTTAAGAAATTCGTTTTCTGTAAGTTGGTCTGAAAGTATTGCTTCTCGAACATCAGCGAGGTTGTCCGCTGTTGAAACGGGAACACGTGCCTGATATTGTGCTGAAGCATTTGAAAGAATCGTGTTTAAAAGTGTAGTCATATTCATTATTTGAGTTCTCCTTTCTCATTAAATAAATCTTCAAATTTTAAATCTGGAATGTCTGGTTCGCTTGAAGCCGTTGTTTCGACTTCTCCTTTGTTGCCGGGAATACCTTGTTTTAAGAACAACCGCCCATTAACCTCGATTAGTTCTGCATTATCCTTTTTGAGCTTGTCAATGGTTTTTGTATTTTCGGTGAGCTGATTTTCAAGGCTTTTAAAAGAATCAGAAATATCTGTTAATAGCTCTGATATTCTCGCCTGATTTTCAGTGCCGGAAAGTGATAAAACCTCATTGACTGAATCAGTTATGTTGAATCCATCTGCCATTATTTAACCTCCTTTCTGTTTAATCTAACGCTGAAGAATATAAAAGAATTTTTGAAAGGCGTTTACCTTTCTTTTGTTGCTGTGAACCGTTGTTGTCAATTTCAACATCTTCACCGGAAAGCCCGTTGAATGTGTTGTAAATTTCTGTTCCCATTTCTGCCCTTAATTGCTGAACGCTTGACGATTGATCCGCTGGGCTTTCAAAATCAAACAAAACTATATTTGAAGCTGATAAAATATCTGTTGTGTTTACTAATGTAGAATAAACACCCGGAAAACTTTCTTTCAGTTCGTGAATTAAAAAATCACACCCTAAATCAGCTCCACCGATTGAAGCATATCCACCAGATTTCCAAAAGTTATATAAATTTTGTTTACGGGTGTAAAAAGTCCATTGTGCCAAACCGTACCCACCACCGCCCAGACCGTTGTTCACAAATTCCGATTCAGAAATAACACCATTGTCAACGTTTGCCGTGTATGTTTTTGAATACTCAGAATATGGTACATCGCCCTGCACCCTATCAGGATATAAGCCGGACTCGGCTTGTAAATTCCCCATTAAAGCAGAAACCCCTTTAGCGTTTTTAATGTGTGATAACAACTTCTTATATATCGTTTCAGCGTATGGGTGCGTTTTTAAATCAGTCATTTATAAGCTCCTCGATTTTTGAAAGTCCTTTTTTCATATCAGAAATAATATTTTTTATTTCCGCTTTTGAATCGGGTTTTTGAATCTGGTTATAAAATTTCTTCACATCAGATTTAAAAGAAGCAAAACGGGGGAGGAGGATTTTCGGACAGTTTTTTCCAGAAAAATATTTATGTGTGTAAATATCTGTTTCAGGATTCAAGCCGTGTTTGTTTAATAAATAAGCGGTAAGCAAAGCACCCGTTTTTTCGGTTTCAATGTCTTTTTCCGATTGAATAATTTCAATAGAAATACAATCCACATTCCCACCTATTTTTTCACCTTTTCTTTGTGAATCCTTACGACTTGAACCGTCTCCGGAGTGCCAACCTCTTTCATTGTCGGAAAGCAACTGCCAGATTTCGTTTTTATACACATAATAATGAACAACAGCCCCACGCATATTTCCGTTTGGATATGTGGCTCTTGTATATTGCTCCGCAGGGTTTGTTTCGGATGCTGTTTTTATAAAATCAGTGTTATGTATACATATCCCTTTAGGTTTCCCCGTTCCGTCATTCAGCTTTTTGCACGGCTTTACTTTATCGCCTTTCTGCACCCAATCAGCAATATATTTATGTGCTGTTGCTGAATCTGGGATAATCTTAACGTTAATGTTTCGACTTTCAGATCCGATTTTAAAAGAAACCACTGAATCAGGTTTTAAATAAATTCCCATTTTATTTATCCTCCTTATCTGTGAGTTTATGAAAATATTTGCTTATTTTTTCTGGAACAATTTCCGGGTTAATTTCAGCAACATTTTCTATAATACTTCCGGCTTCCATTAAACAAATATACACACATACGGGAACGGAAACGGGAACGGAAACTCCAAGGTCAAGAAAGTTTTGTGCATAATCTACTAATGCCCCGAAAACTATACAGATGATAGAACCGCATTTATGAAATAGTCCTTCACGCATCACGGTTGAAGTGTAAGAACGATTTTTAAATGCTTTAATTAATCCGGTTATCATATCCAAAATTATGAAACAACCGGTTATTAAAAATGCCATATTGTGAACCCTCCTTTTCTATTATTTGACAATAAAATTATACTAAAATAATTTTGAAAAATCAATATAGCATAGTGCAATTTACATTTTGTTTACAATTCGTTTCCAAAATAAACAAGATTTCAGCACTTGAAAGTGCTATAATATAGACACAACGAAGGGCACAGCCCGTATAAAAGAAAGGATTTAAAACTATGAAATTTATTGTTACTTTCACAGCTAAACGAAAAAACGCAAGAAGACACGTTGCTATGCTTGGCAGAAAACCCGAATATTTTAATTCGGTAGACGAAGCAAAAAAGCACCCTATGTTCTCCAATAATAAATATTTTGTTTCTGTTATGTCAGCAAATTATAAAGAAACGTTTGCTAAAAATTATTAAAATAGAAAGGTTTAAAACTATGGAAAACAAAGAATACCGTGTATGTCGTTATTTGAATG